AATGCCAATGACATAGCATTGTATATAAATAACGTAAGACAAGAGCCAGTATCTGCATATAGCACTAATGGTACAGCAGTTACGCTTACTGGTAGTGTTGTAAGTACAGATGATATTTATGTCATTTATTTAGCAAGAGCAGTACAAACAACTGTTCCCCCTGATGGCTCAGTTAGCACAGCCAAGATAGCTAGTAGTGCAGTAGACCTTACATCTAAGGTTACTGGTGTATTGCCAGTTGCTAATGGTGGTACTGGGTCAAGTAGTGCATCAGAAATTAATAGTGTAATAGAAACTTGGTATTATGATAATACAGATACTAATCATGCAAATAATGATATATTAACTGAAGGATATACACGACTAACAACTAATGCTACTACAAATAAAAATGGTGGTATGTCTCATGATACTGCTGCAGGTACTACTGGTACAGGAATTTGGACATTTCCTTCTACTGGGATTTGGAGAATAGAATTACACGCATCTTTTTACTATACTCAAGCTGCTTCTAATGCAAATGGTATTATTATGTCTGTTACAACAGATAACAGCACTTACGTTGATGTTCATGGTGTTTATTCAAATGGTTACACACAAGATGCTTATTCTAATATTGTATTACCCTATGTTCTAAATGTTAATGATGTTACAAATGTAAAGTTTAGACATAAAGTATCTTCAGTTAATCAAATAACTTTCAGAGGTGGTGGTGAAGTATTTGATACAAAAATAAATTTTATTAAACTTTGTCCATCAGTATAGGAGCATAGAATGGCATTAAGCAAAATACAAGCTGAGTCAATGAACCTAGCAGACACCTATGCATTTAGTGGAACTGTGACTGGTGCAGGAGACCCATCACTTGTAAAAATACATGAAGAAAATGTTACGTCTTCTGTAACTCATGTAGCTTTTACAAGCACACATATAACAGATACTTACCATACCTATATTATTTACATGGATGGTGTACTTATGACTTCAGATAATGGACAACTAAGAACTAGTGTTTCTGCTGATAATGGTAGTAATCTTGTAACTTGCAGGGGTAGTGCAGACCATCTTTTATCAGGAAATGCAAATTCTCATGGAGCAATAGGTGCAACCGACATGCATCCTCTTTCTGCTGCTGTTGAAGATGCTGCAGATGGAGACTTAAATGGAAGCTGTACTTATTATAATTTAAGAAGTGATACACATCATAAATCTTCACACTCTGAAATAGCAGTAAAACATTCTAATCCAATATATCATATACAATATGCTGGATATGGGATGCATCTAACAGATAGTAAAATTAACTACATTAAAATTTATGGTGGTAGTAATTTAACTGCAGGAAGATTTAAACTTTATGGGATAAAAGATTAGTTATGGCAATGTATAAAATTGAAAATGGTAATAAAATTAAACTTACCTCTGAAGAAGAAACAGAAGTAAAGGCTTTTCAAAAAGCATGGACAGATGATGCACCTAATAGACGTATGGCAGAACTTAGAAGACAAAGAGATATATTACTAGCTGAAACAGATTACATGGGTAACTCTGATGTAACAATGTCTGCTAAATGGAAAACATACAGACAAGCTCTAAGAGATATAACAAGTCAAACACCTAGTGATGATGCCTTGAGTAACATTACTTTTCCAACGAAACCAACGGAGTAAGCCATGCCCTATATTGGTAGTCAAAATGTTACTGGACAGTTCAATAAGCTAGATGGCATTACCATCTCCACCACAACAGACACATTTGCATTAACTAAAAGTACTGCATCATTCAACCCTGCTACGGCAGAGCAACTAATTGTATCAGTCAATGGTGTTACTCAAGCACCTAATGATGCCTATAGTGTATCAGGGTCAAACATTATTTTTACTGAGAACCTAACCACAGCAGACACGATTGATTACATACTTGCTTTAGGCGAAGTAGGCAATTCAGTAGTACCTACAGATGGCTCAGTAACTGGGGATAAGTTTAGTTCAACTGTATATAGAGATGGTATCAGGATTAATGGTAGTTCAGCTACTGACAACATAACGATTGCTAGTGGAGAAAGAGCCATGGTTGCAGGGGATTACACAATTCCCACAAACAAAACATTAACAGTAAATGGAGTATTAACCATTGTCTAAATTATTCGTTGACGAGATTCAACCCAAAACAACTGGTGGTGTAATCAAAGCCAAAGGTCATATTATACAAGTTGAAAACGTAAGTTCTTTTGTATCAACTTCTGGAACAACAACAATGCCATTTGATGATACTATTCCTCAAAATAATGAAGGACATGAATTTTTAACTTTAGCTTTTACACCTACTTCAGCAACTAATAAACTACATATTCATGTCCATGGTCATTGGGGTTCTACAGCAGCAAGTAGTTGGATTACTATGGCTTTGTTTCAAGATAGTACGGCAAATGCTATAGCAGCTAATACTTTTTTTGATACTGCAGCAGATGGTGGTGTTCATCATGGATTAACCCATTTTATGACGGCAGGAACTACTTCAGAAACTACATTTAAAGTTCGTGTTGGAAATAATAATGCAAGTACAATTAGAATGAATGGTACATCAGGTACAAGATTTTTTGGTGGTGTTATGAGTTCAGGTATAACCATTATGGAAATAGGAGGATAGCATGAGTAGTAAACTAGGTGTGCAAAACATAGCACACACAAACGACACAAATGCTATGACTATTAGTAGTGATGGTGGTGTTACTTTTGCTAATCGTTATCCTCAAACTGCACTTATAGCAGATACAAAATCACAAAATACAGCAGGAGGTACGTTTACTCAAGCAGCATGGAGAACAAGAACATTAAACACAGAGGTTAGTGATTTAAATAATATATGTAGTTTAAGTTCAGATATCTTTACATTGTCTAGTGGAACTTATTTAATAGAATGGACTGCACCTGCATACAATGTTGATAGGCATCAAACTCGTTTATATGACACAACTAATTCTGCTGTAATTCAATATGGTGGCTCTAATTACGCTAATAGTTCTAATGCTATACAGAACTCTAGTAGTGGTTCAGCCATAGTAGTAATTTCGTCTAATACTGGTTATAAAATTGAACATCAATGTGGGAGTACTTACAGTTCTCAAGGTTTTGGTGTGGAGGCAAATATGGGTACAGAAGTTTACACACAAGTTAAAATAACTAAAATAGGATAGGAGGATAACATGACATCAATACTTAAAGTAGACACCCTCCAAGATGCCAATGGTACTGGCAGTCCTTATATTAAAGATGCTGTGTTGCAAGTTAAGCAAGGTGTATTAAGAACTAATTGGTCAGGTGATGATTCTCAGGCTTGGCAAGATACACCTCTAAGTGTAACTATTACACCTAAAAGTACGTCTTCTAATATATTAATTACAGCCATGATAAGTTATTCATTAGGAGATGGTAGCCATGGTGGATTTAAAGTTGTTAGAAATGATACAGATTTTTTATTAACAACAGAAACATTAGGAAGTCGTGTGGCTGCACATACACATAGTCAGATGGCATCTGCTTACGATACAGACTATCAAATTCAAAATGCAACTATAAATTTACTAGACAGTCCATCATCAACATCTGCTTTAGTTTATAAATTACAAGCTAGGACAGCAAGTAGTAATACTTATCGTATTTATTTAAATCACTTGGGATACAGAACAGAAGACCAAAATTATCAGGCATATTGTATATCAACAATAACTGCAATGGAAATAGGAGGATAATATGCCACTCACAAAACTAAATCATTCAAGTATGCCTCAAGATAGTGTGTTACAAGTTTTACAAAATGAATTAACTTCATCAGTAACACAGGACACTACTGAAGCAACTATCATTTCCCAAGCCATAACACCAAAATCTGCTTCTTCTAAAATATTAATTACTTGTAGTGGTACTGTTACTGCACACGCAGGTAACTTGTTAGCTTTTTTTCTTAAAAGAGACAATACTGCAATAGGCGATGGTACTGGTGGTAGTGATTATAATATTGGTGGTGGTGTTACCAATGGTCATAGCTCTAGTGCATTTGATATGAAAGGCTTTTCTATTCAATATTTAGATAGCCCATCATCAACAAGTCAAATAACATATAAACTAAATGCCGATGCCTTTAATGGAACTTCAAGAATAGGTGGAAGACAAGATGGTACAAGTATAGCAGTACCAACTAGAATAACTTTAATGGAGATTGCAGGTTAATGGTCAAAGCATCTGAAGTAAAAGCACAGATTGATACACATGAGGCAGTATGTGCTGAGAGGTGGAAAGAGACTATACTTCGCATTAAGAGAATAGAAACTATTATGATTGGTACAGCAGGCACAATGATACTAATGATGGCAGGCTTACTACTGAGGTGACACTATGCTTGAAATGCTAATGGTTGCGAATAGTGCCTTTGCTGTCATCAAACAAACAATAGAAAATGGTCGTGATATAAGTTCAGCAGGTGCTGCGATTGGCAAATTTGTAGGTGCTGAAGATCAACTCCAACAAGATTTACATAAAAGAAAGAGTAGTATTTGGACTAACTTTCTTGGTAAGACAGACAATGACTTGGAAGAGTTCATGGCATTGGAACAGATACGAGTTAAGAAAGATCAACTCCGGGAGTTCATGCAACTTTATGGCAGAGCCAATCTTTATAACGACTACATACAATATTGTGCTGATGCAAGAAAGCAACGCAAAGAAGCACGCATCAAAGCACAAAAACGTAAGCAACATATACAAGATATGATTCTCAAAATTATATTAGGCATACTAATAGCAACTGTATTGACTGGTGTTATTGGTGTTCTAATTATAATAGCTAAAAAGAAAGGTATAATATAATGATTACAGCTTTAATCCCTGCAGTTACAGGCATACTTGATAAGTTTATTCCTGATGCAGACACAAAACAAAAGTTAAGCCATGAGATTTCTACCATGGCAGAGAAGCACGCACAAGAAATTGCATTGGCACAGATCAAAGTGAATGAGGCTGAGGCCAAAGGTAATTGGTTTCAATCATCATGGCGACCTGCTACTGCGTGGGTATGCGTACTTGGATTCCTTGTTAACTTTTTAGTATCGCCATTGTGTGCAGGATTTGGTATTGATATACCACAAGCAGACACGGCAACCATGTTACCAGTGCTTATGGGTATGCTTGGATTGGGTGGCATGCGTACACTCGAACGATTAAAAGGTAAGGATAGAAAATAATGGTTATGTTATCAAAGAACTTTTCATTAAATGAAATGCTTAAGAGTCAGACCGCAGAACGTTTAGGTATAGATAATAGTCCTGATGCAGATGCTATATATAACTTGGGTAGATTGGCAGAGAATGTACTACAACCATTGCGTAATGAGTATGGTGCGTTCATGGTATCAAGTGGATTTCGTTCCGTTGAATTGTGCGAAGCTATCGGTAGCTCTAGTAATAGCCAACATGCTAAAGGGGAAGCAGCCGACTTTGAGATATGTGGTATATCCAACTTTGATTTAGCTGAATGGATTAGCGATAACCTTGAGTATGATCAACTGATACTTGAGTGCTATAAAGGAGGCAATACTGGGTGGGTGCATTGCTCCTATGTACCAAACGGCAGAAAGGAGAATCTTACCTATGACCGGACCAAAGGTTATCGCAAAGGATTACTGGAGGAGTAATCCTATTTGTTACGTTTGATTAGTTCTTTTATATACCACTGTGCTTTATACAAATCTTCTATTCCGTTCTTGTCTTTGTAACGCATGATGTATTTGATTATGTTACCTTGGCAATAGTCTAGTTTGTTTTGCGTTATAAATTTAATTGGTTCTATTTTGTATTTGTTATAATGCTTTGGCGATATGTTGTTCTTGTTCATGGTAATAACTTTCGTAACCGAAAGTCATTAGAACCTATGATGGCGAAGCATTGCATCGTCTGTTGTTGTAACATTCTGATCTCCCCAGTCTTCTTTTTCTTCTTGTGGTTTCTTTTTTAATTGTTGAAATATTTGTCTGAGTTCATGGTTGCCTGCTCTCCTGTCAAACTTACACTCTGGACATAGCTTTGCGTATGGCCGTTTGAATGTGACAGGTGGCATGAGTACACCACACTCAGCACAGTTCTTCTTATCAAATTTTATTACTGGTCGTGCCATTATGCATTCTCCTTTTTAAAAATCATGTTCCAAGTTTCTTCAATATCATCATCAAGATTACCATCCTCAATAAATTTTAATTGATCTTTTACATATGAAATACGACATCGTTCAAGTGTCCAAGCATCTGTAGTTTCTTCATCATAAAATGATACAGACTGTAAAGCTTGTCTACTCATACCTACTGCTTGATAATATAATATATTACCTAATGCTTTTTTATATTGTATTTCTTTTACCATAATCATTCTCCTTAAATAATGTTTATTAGTATAACTACACACACAACACCAAGTACATATACTTTATAAGATAACTTAATTTTCTTTTTAGTATTGTACCTAGTTAGTATAGTTGTGTGTATATACCTAGATAGATGTGATAGACCCATATCAACTCCTTAGTTTACGTAAGAACTTCTCATATGATTTTTGCTCAAGTCTCCACTGATGTCCAACTTTAATGTATGGAATCTTATGAAGCTTCATTAGCTTCTTAACTTTACCGACTGATGTTTGCAGTGAACCTGCAACAACATCAATCGACTCAGTATTGTGTAGATTAAAAAGGGACTTCGTCACCGAATGCCTCCAATCCTACGTTGCTGACTTGGTCTAATGTCTTAGCACCACTTGTCACCTGCTGATACTCGTTAGGCCCATCAGTAACAGGCTGAGAGCCTTGCATGGATGTCTTGTCGCTGATCTTAGCATCCATGTAATCCTTACCACCTTGTGATGTAGCAAACCATATGGCTAATCGTCTGTCTTCATAGTCGCCTGATAGGTGTGGTGCTTTAGGATTCTGACTGTCGTTCTCAAACAACACACCAACTTTTTTGTATACTTCACGTATAACTTTACCTGATGGTAGTGTAGCCTTGACAATAACATGATACTCTTCTGCACCATTGTTGTTTAGTTTACCCTGTCCTACTAGGACATTGTTCTCACGAGGTGCAAACATTGCACCTCTATCTGTGTCGTCGTACTGTTGATCCATTTAGAATCCTCCTCTACTTGATTTAGCGTCTGATGTTTTGGTACTGATTGTTGGTATCTTTCCTTTAGGTGGAGATGCTTCATTGGCATCATCATCTTCTGATGGTAATCCGTACACACTCTGCAAAGTGTATCTCTTTGCGTAGGTTATGGCTGATCCAACTTTCTGTGGATTCTCCATGTTTGTTGGAGACAGAATGATTGGAAGCTTAGATACAAATGTTTCTTCATCATACTCATGACGAACTGTAGTAACAACAACTATATCTGATTTACTGTCATGATGACTTGTCCATATGTAATCAATCTCTTGAGTAAAGAATAAACCAAACTGATTACCTTGATTTACTGCTTCGATAACTGATTCTAATGAAGAATAGCTGCTACTAAAGTGTGGGTTTGTGCCGTCTTTTTTAGCAGAAACAGATAGTTTTTGGAATGCCAACATAGCTTGCTTAATAGATTTACAATCATCAGCTTTTTTGTTAGGTTGAGTTGTCATGTGTTCTCCATGCTTGACATTAGGGGTTGACTTTGTTGTGGGGTTAACCCCATTTTTATTTTGATTAGACAAGTGTCTCTCCTTTCATTGGTTTAGTTTTAAAGAATCCTTTATGTGCAGGATTGTCGTGCATAAATAGCCTAGAGTAAAAGGCTATGTAATCGTTGCTTATCTTAAAGTCTGCATCTGTAGTAGTGATGGCTGTCTCCCATCTGATACGACCTATGATTAACCATGGTGAACATTTCTTTGCACCACTGCTAATTGCTTGTAATGTATACTTAGTAAAGTAGTTGTATACATGTGGATTATCTTTGTGATACTCCCACCATTTCTTTTTCTTTTCTAGGAATGTCATTCGTCTTCCTCCTTTAATGGTTCTTTGAAGAATAGTACACTGCAATAGATTGCATCATCTCTTTTGTACTCAACCATCTCTTTTACTTTTATTGTGTCTCTGTATTTCCAATTAGTATGACCGAGCATATTCATACACGCTTCATCTAAGTCATCGCTTTTATATTTACTCATCATTTATCTCCTTTATATGTATGGTTAACGCACCACGTTTGTTGCGTTTGATTGATAGCTTGTCGGTGTAAACCTCACGTTCATTGGGTGCTACAATAGACTTGAGTTCTTTCTTGGCATGTTCAAATCCTTTTGAAGTATCAAAGTTTGTAATGTAATAGTGCTGCAACTCTATGAAAAAGTTATCTTTACTAGCATCACGAGTAACCATGTTATCTAACGTCATGTGCTGAACACCTGTTGGTAATTCGTTAGGCATATCAGCAGTAGGTGCTTGCTTGTTGATAACATGTGACCAGAAGTCACGTAGTATTGGTAGCATACGCATCCACTCAGCTTCATCTTGACTGACTAGCTTGCACTCCCATTGGTTACCAAAGATTACAGACAGATACATATGCTTGAGGTCTGCGACTTTCATATACAACTGTATCTGTGGTGAGTAGTACGCAAGTATATCATCAAACTTTTTGAATGAACTTGTGTGCTTACACTCGATACCAATGTGCTCGCCTTTGTTTTCCGGGTCTATCATGATGCCATCAAGCGTAGCTTTGAATGGAATACCATCGATAGTTTTCTTAGCCTCGTGTTGGTAGCCAAGAACATGGACATTATACTCTTGTTCAAACCATGCAAGGTTGAAGTCTTCTGTGAATGTACCAAGTTGTACGTTGAATAGATGTGATAGATCAGCAGGTTGACTTTGACCTGTCTTCTCTAGCCATAGTGGATGCCAGTCACCACTCATAATCTTGACTGCATCTGACCCACCAATGAATCCCATTCTCCATTTTGGATCACGGACAGGTGGTTTTAAGTTTACTACATTCATTGTGTTCTCCTTTGTTGTTAATAGATAGTGAAAGGTATCCACTAACTATGGTACTGCGACCATGGACAGTCCTGAACGAGACACTATCTATCATGATTATATTACTGCATAATTGCAGTAAATACTAGTAGTTTTTTATCTTTTTGTTGCGTTTTGTATCATATCAAGTAGCTTTACACGCTTTTGATACCTCCATTCCCCTGCGTCTCTGAACTCAGAAAGACTAGGGAAGAATGTTTTTGTATGCGAAACGCTTTTGACTGCATACAAAAATATATCAGCAGGATAATCAGACAGGCCACGTGCAATCAGACGTATACGCATAGCAATATCTTCTTTAGTTTCTTGCGACGGCTTGACCATGACCATCATACACTTGAGTAACTCCTGCTCCATGTGTTCTTGTGGCATGGGTGTCATGGCAAAGGCCATAACATTCAAAGCTTTCTCTAGTTCATCAGCCTTTGGTTTGCTGACAAGCTTGTATCCACGCACACTAAAGTCTGGATTAAGTTCTTCCTTGTAATTTAGAATTGATTCCAAAGAAGAAAGAACTCTTGCTTCTACTTCCCTTGGACTGGTTGTTGTTAGACTTTGTAAAGCCTGTGCTTTTTTGTTCTTGCTTAACTGTAACTGCATTTGTCTTGCCTACTTTGTTAGATGGTTTGTTAGTTATAGGTTCGTGTGACATACTGACACCCTCCACGTGACACTCTGTCACTTCCATAGTGACAGGCTGACACTTCCGTACTCTATATATGTTGACTTGATTCTTACCCTGACGTTTGCGTATTAAATATTTTTTATCTACTAGGTACTCAAGCTTACGTATAACAGTACGCTCACTGAGGTTACATTTTATAGCAATCGTTTTGATTGAAGGGAAAGCAATCATGGTTTCCTGATTGGCATGATGATTGATTACCAGTAACACAAGCTTGGCTACTGGATCACCAACATCAGCATCCAAGATACCTTGGATATTACGGAACGACATACCTATGCCGTGTCTGCCATGTATTGTTTCCAATCTTTTTGTATCTCCATCTCAGTAGGTACTTCTACTAACTTGGCTAGTTTATTAAGTGAACTTTGTCCTGCTGATGACATACGATCATACTCCCAAAACAAATCAAGCACATGTTTTTGTACTAGTTTTAGTTCTCTGTCGTATTCTTGTAGCACTGATTTTTGTAAAGTCATTTCTTTCTCCATAGTTTCTTGACTGTTTCTTCTGATAAAAACATTACCCATCTTGGTTCTGTATTACCACCTCTCTTATATATAACAGCATCCCGGTTGATCATTGTTGTGAATGGGGATGGGAAGCTGCTATTCTTACGATACTTTACTTCGACTATTACTTCTTGTCCATTGAGTTCGACGACGAGGTCGCCTTTATATTCGCCTCCCAACGCTCCACTAAGAGGCTGACGCTTTGCTTTGATCTTCCAGTCTTTGAAGAGCTTGACAAAGAAGTTCTCGTGGTATGTTCCTTTTCTGCTAGATGTGCTTGCCAATTTGATTTCTCCTTACAACTAAAGCAGACAAAGAAAGTTCGACTGCCCTTTACTTTCGTAAAGTATTTTGTGTGTGTACTACACACATCGCATTTGATCATTGAACTTTTAGCTTACAATCAAGTGCTTCTATCCAATCTAAAAGCATAAAGCCTGATGGCAAGCGTTCGTATCTTTCCCACTTACCTATCAGGCTATCAGCACATCCTATCTTATAAGCTAATGCTTCTTGCGACAGTTGCATTTGGTTACGCTTACTTACTAAAGACGACACCAATTCTTTCCAGTTAGGATTGATTGGAACTGGAGTCGCTCTGTAGTTGAACATGTCTGAACGCTTTGAGTATTCTTTCTGCTGTATCAAATCTTAAGTCCATCCCATTTATTGCACGATAGTATGTACTAGTAGGTACACCTGCAACAATGAACATATCTTTAAGACGTACATCATTCTCAGAAGCTATATCTTGTAGCTGATTTATATACTTGCACAATACCATATAAAATTATTAGTGCATATGTGCTACATGTGCAAGTATTATTTATCGTTGGCATTCCATTCTTCAACTAAGGTAGCACACGCAAACGCATGCGATGGGCCATACTCTTTTGCAATAGCAATGATTGCCTGTTGATTTGTCATGCCGTCGTTGGTTAGGTACGCACCGAATTTCTCTTCGACTTCGATGCATTGATCTTTGTATCTACTCATGGCTACACTCCTTTATCTTATCTGTTACACCATAATGTTCTAGCATAGGTTGCTCTTGCCACGTATGCCATTCCTTTTTCGTTTGCTCTACAAAGCTTGACTTGTGTAATGACGTTGCAATTTCACACACTGCGTTTGCTATGTTGACTGCATCACACTCTTTGTCACATGACATGCCAATGAGTGAGCATAGATATTGTTGGTATGAATCTACCATTGTGTTCTCCTTTGTTGTTGTGATTAAGTGTCTACACATCAAGCTTCTTGCTGACAGGAAGCAACGCCCGTTGATCTTTCCGATGTTAATTCACCATGACATACCTTAGACCCGATTGAACCAGTGGTACACCTTGAGTGTGTAGACTTTCCCTGCAGGAAATTATGTTAGTACAGCTACATCTTGTACCCCGATGCCATCCCATCTGCTAGTCTGTAAAGCTTTGGATACTTCACTGTGACGTAGTATCTCTGCTCTGTGTGGATGTGCTGCATCTTGTGCATGTGATGACCAGTAAGTCATAGCATTATACAATGCCCATTTGTTTTGACCTAGCTTGGTTGTTTCATTGCGATACAAACCCATTAGCTTTTCTAATTTAGTTTCATTAACCTTGACCATAGTAGTGTTTGAACTACGCTTGCATATGGTAGCTTTGAGGAATGTCTCAGCCTCTAGCATACTTACAGGTTGAGTGGCATACTTCTGCCAGATACCCTCACTGTCAAAGAACCCGGTGATAGCACGATCAATCTTACCTTGCGTACCTATCAAGCTGAAGCCTGATGTATGCTTGTTACGATTGAATGATAATGCTTTTGGACTAGCACATCCATTGCTACACCATAGTCTGTAACCCTCGGCCTTGATCATGATTGACCAAGCACCATCGTATGAGTTGGTATAGTCTACGTGGAACTTGATATAGTCACCAACTTGAGGTTCAATAACTAGGTCATTGAATGCTATAGTACCACGTAACTTTGCACCATTCTCATATACACTTTGAGTATGAGTGAAGTCACGAGTAACTCTGTTACTGTTACGTGCAGCTTGCTCCATCTTGTCGACGACCTCACCATGTCGTATCATTTGGTATGCACCACCATGTGTACCAAGTACTGCACCAGTATCAGTACGAACGATAGCTTGTTGCATCTTCTTTGGTACTGGATGCTCGATTGCTTTCCATCCATCTTGAATCTCACGTACTGCTACGAGAGGCACGACTTCTACTGGGAAATCATAAGGTGCTAAGTGTGTTGTTATTCCATCCATTTTTATCTCCTATATTAAATGGTTTGATTGTTTATTTTATAGAGTTTGACTAATTTCAACAGCATAATATTTTCTTTTGGCGTTGTGTATAGAGCATGGATAAACCACCATGATATACCAAAAGCAAAAAACATTTTGCTCCTTTCCTTATGTAAATGCTAATAGTGAGAATACCAATGTTGCAAAACCTAGCAACACAAACAGTATGTATATAGTATATATTAAGAAAAAGTTATCCATTGTGATTCTCCATTGTTGATATAAAAAAAGGGAGCCGAAGCTCCCTATAACTTAAGCAACCTTGTTTAAGGATGCTTGAAAGTTATTAATTGCTTTGTTGTTATTAGCTTTAGATTGCATTGCGTTTGCTTTACGTAATGCTTTCGGTACATAATCTTCTTGGCAAGATGTTTTAAGAACATCTTTGAAGAAGTTCATGACCTGCTGATGCATCTCAGCTTCTGCAAGACAAGTGGCTTGTTGGTCAAGCTTGTTGGTAAAGCCGTACTCGTCGAAGTGTGGAGAACCAATGGTCTCACCGACTTTACCCATAACAAGCTGAACCTTGCCACTTTTGATTTCTTCCCAAGTATCACCTGCTGAAGTAGAAAGCATCTCTTCTGCTTGTGCATGGTAGTTACTAGCGTCTTTATGTTTTGTTGAGATTACCCATTGTAGTTGATCTAGTATTGAGAGTAGTGAGTATCTCTTTGCGTACTTTGCATTTGGTCTTGTAGAGTCTTCATAATTCGCATCGAATTCTTTACTAAAGTTTTTTACTAAGTTCTTCATCTTAAGTCTCCTTTGTTTTAGACTGCCACCATGGCAATCTTTATGACATTATGACGATCACGGCTTTCTGCCTACTTAGGTAAGTCGACTCCACTTTCACTTGAGAAGTGTCGACTTATACTTACAAGGGCGAGGAACTCGCAACGTTTACCCTTGTAAGTACATAAAGTTGTGATAGACATAAAATGGAGTTGATTGCACTGGTGCTAAACAAAGGTGACGGGAAGAACGTAAACAACTTTAGTAAGGCATTGATTTATCAATGGACTCGTCACAAGAGCAAATGCTAAGTGCAAGCAAAGAGAGTGTTGTGAATGAGTTGTGCATGAGTGAGAATAAACTGAGCATTTGTGCATTGACAATAGTTCTTGTAGCGTGGTTAAAAGGGGGGATTACAGGGGGGTTTCTCGATGCTACAAGAACGTAAATTGACTAAGAAACAGACATTGCTAGTGGATACACTCGTAGCAAATGGTTGTAGTATCAAAGAAGCTAGCCTGCAGGCAGGATATGCACAGGGTGAAAGTGGTAGAGTGACGGCTAGCAAGACTTTGAGACTACCCCATGTGCAACAGTATATGATGTCTAGGATAACAGAGACTATAGGATTGAGTGCTACGATAGCTAGTCAAAGGGTACTAGCATTGGCTAAGGGAGCCAAGTCTGAGTACGTACAGCTAGAAGCCAGTAAAGACATTCTTGACAGGGCAGGCTTTAAGGCTCCTGATAAGCAAATGCATCTCCACGCAGGGGAGATTCGTGTTTCCATAGACCTAGGTGAGGGGTAGGGGGGTAAAAACTGCGACACCCCACCATGGCAGGGGACCACAACAAACATTATTTGCTCAAAAGGTTCGTTTGTGCATTGAGCCATCAAACAACATAAGTGATAACTAAACTATGGCAACACCGGCATGGACAAGAAAAGCAGGCAAGAATCCCAAGGGTGGATTAAACGCAAAGGGTCGTGCGTCTTATAAGAAAGGCACATTGAAAGCACCTGTTAAGAGTGGAGACAATCCAAGGCGTGCATCTTTCTTGGCGAGGATGGCAGGCAACAAAGGTCCTGATAGAGATTCCAAAGGTAAACCTACAAGGAAGTTATTATCCCTCAGAGCATGGGGTGCATCGAGTTCGGCTGATGCGAGAGCAAAGGCTAGGGCAATATCTAAACGAAATAAAGGAAAGGCTTAATCATGGTAGCAATGAAAGATGCGATAGCCGAGAGAAAAAAGAAAACTAAAAAATTAAGTTTATTAAATACTCCTCTTAGATCAATAAATGCTTACTTAGCAAACAAGCGTGCAGACAAAAAAGAAGCTGAAGATATTAACAAGATGGTAATGCAAGTTGATGATTTTAAACTTGATGGAGAAACTCGTGAAAGAAAAAAATATATTAGAGGCTTAATAGCACGTGCTAAAAGCAAAATGTATAATGAAGAGATTAAAAGAAAAGAAGCATCTAAAAAAGAAAACAGAACATAAAGGAGAGTTATTATGCCAATGGGTAAAGGAACATATGGAAAGACTAAAGGCAGACCACCTGCAAAGAAGATGACTGGTAAGCAGAAGACATTGCCACCTGCTTTACAGAAAAAGATAATGGCATCAAAGAAGAAAAAGTAATGGCTGTTAATGCTGCAGGTAATTACACTAAGCCTACTATGAGGAAAGCTATCTTTCGCAGAATCAAGGCAGGTGGTAAGGGTGGTAAACCCGGGCAATGGTCTGCACGAAAAGCACAGATGCTTGCCAAACAATATAAATCAAAGGGTGGGGGTTATACTTCCTGATGGACTGGATAACAGCAGACCTAGTCACAGTCTTACATGAGATGTCTTGGTTTGATGGAATCAGTTATATTTTTTTAGGTTTAGGTGTTTATGCAACTGTTAAATGGATTAATAACAAATGGCGTTAAAGAAAACACAGAGGTCAC